ATGAAGAAAATTATGAAAGAGAAGAATCATGTAGTGCCTGATGAGGTATTAAGTAAGGAGTTCCTTAGCCTGTTCAAGACAGAAGCTGATGTGAGCAAGTTTCTGAAGCAGTTACACGCGCAGGTATTGGAGAAAATGCTTGAAGGTGAGATGGATGCGCATCTGGGTTATGAGAAGAATTCGGTTTCCGGTCATAACAGCGGTAATTCCCGTAACGGCAGCTACCCCAAGAAAATCCAAACCGAACACGGTGAAGCGGTCATACCTATTCCCCGTGACCGTAACGGTGAATTCGAGCCCATAGTTGTTCCCAAACACGAGAGTCGTGGGCTTTCCATAGAAAAACTTGTTATCTCCCTATATGCCAAAGGAATGAGCGTGTCCGACATTGAAGAGGAGATGCGTGAAATCTATGAAATAGAACTGTCCACATCAGCCATTTCCATCATCACGAACAAAGTCAGCCAGGCTGCTCAGGAATGGCAGAACCGCCCTTTGGATCCTGTCTATCTCATCGTTTGGATGGACGGTATTGTATTCAAGGTTCGTGACAACGGAAAAATCATCAACAAGACTGTCTATCTCTGTGTCGGTCTGAAACAGAACGGCTTGAAGGAAGTCCTTGGCATGTGGGTGGGAAAATCAGAAAGTTCTTCATTCTGGATGGGTGTCCTGACAGATTTGAAGGCCCGCGGAGTGCAGGACATACTGATTACCTGCACTGACAACCTGAACGGATTTACCGACACCATACGTGCCGTATTTCCTGAGTCTTCCACACAAATATGTGTCGTACATCAGATCAGGAACTCCTGCAAATATGTCGTTTACAAGGACAAGAAAGAGTTTACAGCCGATATGAAGAACATCTATAACGCGCCCAACAAGGAGGCTGCTGCCGTGGAACTGGATAATTTGGAAAAGAAATGGGGAGGGAAGTACCCTTATGCCATCCTCTCATGGAGGAACAACTGGGATGACCTGACTGTTTTCTTCCAGTTTCCATTGGAAATCAGGAAAATAATCTACACTACAAACCTCACAGAAAATCTGAATGGGAAAATAAGAAAGTACACTAAATCAAAACTTTCATTCCCGTCGGATGATGCTGTGAAGAAAATGGTATACCTCGCTCTGATGGAGATTGAGAAGAAATGGACGATGCCGATTACTAACTGGGGATTGATTATGAATCAATTTATGCTTATGTTTGAAAACAGAATTCAGATATAAGAGAACTTATAACTGAATCCCGTTTACATTTACACAAAATTGTGGACAGTGCCTCCTCTGTCATGAAGATTTCTTTAAAATCCCTGACAAGCGTGGTCATCTTCGCCTGCATGGCGGCACGCTTGTCGTTGGCCGCCTTCTCCACATCAATGACACGCTGCCCCGACTTACGCACGATGTCCTCTTTGGTCTCGGCATCTGTCAAAGCCATGGAGCGCGCATCCTCGTAGAATTCCCGTTCTATCTGCAAGCGGGCTTCCGCATTCTCTTTCTCCAAGGAAAGCATCATCATGTCGTGCTCGTCCTTGGACATGCGGTTCTCCGACAAGGCCGCGTTAAACCCGGCCACCGATTTATTGTACCACTCCTGCTGCGATAGGAGGGCGTCTTCACGCAACGCCTCCAGCGACTTCACCGCTTCCTTTTCGGTGCGGACACTGTCCTTCAGCTCTTTATCGGCGGCCTTGCCCAAGGCGCTATCCTTTTTTTTTGCGGACGCCCAAATTCTGCAAGGCTTCCAGTTCAGCCTTCAGGACAGCCACCTTCCGGTTGCGGGCGGCAACTTCCTGCCTGGTGGTAGCCACCACCTTTTCGGCTTCCTCTATTTCCTTCTTCTTCAAGGCAACGAGATCTCCTTTTTCGGAAGAGCCGGCTGTTACGGAAGAGTATTTGTTCGAGATATTGGCCAACTCTTCCGCATATCGGCGCATCATGTCTTCATAGCGCTTGACGTCATTGTCCACTTTTTTCTTCTGCTCTGACCAAGCCCGGAATGCGGAGGGGGAAACTCCCACAGAGGCCGCGACCTCCGCCTCCGATTTCCCTTGATTTTGCATGTCGTTCTTGCCCCATTCCACTTCTTTCATTTTCAGAGCCGTGCCTTTGTCTTGCTTGGAATACCATTCGTCCCGAGCCTCGAGGGCTTCCCGGAGTTTGGCGTTGGCCGCTTGTTGCTTGGCGGTAATAAGCAACTTCTGGACATACAAGTCTAAAGCGTCAGCGTTGTTGATGAGCTCACCTTCCTTGGTCAGCGAGGCATGATAATCGGGTACCATCTCTTGTATCCGATCGAGCGCCCATTTCCTCTGGTCATAGCCTTTTGAAGAGTCGAACAGTATTTTCTTAAGAGACTCGAGATTGTTTCTTTCTTCCGCAATGGAACTGTTGGCCTCTTTCGTTATTTTCATCACTTCATCCGTCCGCTTGCGGAACAGGAGGAAGGCCGATGCGCCGGCGACGATTCCCGCGACCAAAAGTCCGATAAGATTGGCCTTACAGGTCTTATTGAACAACTTCATCGCCGCATTGGCCTTCAGTGTGTTCCCCGCCAGCTTGGATTTCGCCGCCGCATACAGCAAAGTAGCCCCCTTGGTGTTGTTTATCCAAGCGAGTTTTATCTTGTCGAGCAAAATGGAAGCTTTGGTAGCGGTTGCATTCTTGTAAGTCTCCGTTGTGGCCAGTCTGACGGCAGCTCGATAGGATAAATAGGCAGCCAGTAGAGTTAACAGTACGCTATAATGCTTGACACTCCACCCAATCAGATTCATGACTCCGATGGAAGCCCCTGTATAGAGCTCTTTGAAACCTTCTTTCAACGGAAGCAAAGTTTGCCCCAACCTCAACTGCGCGTTCTGAAAACGGACGGTGGCCGCCTGTGCACGGTCGGAAGCCGACACATAATTTTCGCCGGCCGCCGCCAGCTGCTTGTCCACGATGGAGGCAACGGCCGACATGAAGTCGCCGGTCTTCGATACCTGCTCATTGATTTCAGCGGCGGAGAGTCCGAGGTTGTCGAGTATCATCACGGATTTTCTACCCAAACCGGTGATGATGGAATTGGTCATGTACTCCACCGATTGCCCGGTTTGCTGAGCCTTCAGCTGGGCGAACTGCAGATACTTTCCCAGGTCTTCCAAGGGTATGCGGAAGTCCTTGGCCTGTACGGTGGCTTTCATCAGGTCGAGGTCGGTAACGGTACCTTTGGTGGCCTTGCGCAGGTTGTCGAGAATGGAACCGTCGTCCAACCGGTCGAACGCACGCTTTACGCCGTCGGCGGCTTCGGCCATTTCTACGCCTTCGGCGGCAAGTTCTTTCAGCTTTCCAAGTCCGGTCAACCCCCATTTTGCAACCTGCATGTAGAGATTACCGAAGAAGGCAGTCCACTTGCCGGTGGACTTGGCAGCCTGCATGAATTGAGATTCAAGTTCTTTTCCGGAATCTTTGAGCTGCGACATCCTTTCTTTGGTGTCTGTCAGCTTTCGGTTCAGTTTATTCCATTGGTCGGGATGGAGGGCCTGAGAAGTATTGTCAAGCTGTTTCTGCAAGTCCTGCGCACGGCGTTTCAACGAGGTCATGGACAGATTGTTCAGGTCCTGCTGGTCTTCCAGCTTCTTCAGGGCAAGGCGGTTCAGCGTAAGCTTCTCTGTATTCTTTTTGTATTGAGCCGACAAGGTTTTATATTCCCTGCTCTCCTTTCCCAACCGGAATTCTACCTCGCGGATGGACTTGGCCAGTTCTTTGTTCCGCGACTGGAGTTCTTTATTCCGCTCTGTGATTTTGTGTATTTCCTTGTCCGCGTCACTGGCGTCCAAAGAAAGAATCCATTTGATATGGTCTTCCGACAAACGTTTTGCCATAAAAAAACTGCTACTTTGGTGATGACACGAAAGTAGCAGCTGAAAGCCCTGTTACAAAGGACAGGATTTATCATTTAGGCCACCCAATCAGCTTGTTGGCAAGCCACAAAGGAAACATGCCCAGAAATGCGGCAAACGGCGAAAGTACTAAGGATACCGGTGTTATAGAGAGTGCAATAATGACGGCTACTGTCCTGTTTTCTACACACCATCCCTTAGACTTCATGTGTAAGGGCAGCAAGGTAAAGCTGAAGATTATATGCAATATGATTATTATTCCCATTGCAGTTGTGTCCATTACAGTTGTTTCCATGAAAGTCATTTTTTTAGTTTCAACAAAACTACTAAACCTCTATCGAAAATCAAAGCTTTTCAGGAGATATTTCCTTCAATTTCGCCGTAATGGAGTCCTTGATGTCCTGTGTCAGTCCGTATCGCAAATCATTGATAGTCTCATGATAGAGGCGTCCCCATACGACCCGGTTATAGAGTGCCAGTCGGCTGCGCAATTCCATGCTTTCACGGCTGTACTTGATGTCGAGAAACCGGAGGTAGGGGAATATATTGAAATGATAGTCCAGTTTCAGTCCTCCTCCTGAAACACTGAACGGGCGGGAGGAAAGGAATGAGGCAAGTTCTATGGCTCGTGGGTTCGTAAAGTTGTCACGCAGGACTCTTGCTTGCGTCTCGTAGATGAAAGCGGCATCTCGGCGCAGTATCTGGTGTACGAACTGTTTGCGGATAATTTCTTCTGTAATCATGGCTTATCGTTGTTTTTGCAAAGAAATGTATTTATTCTATCTTAAGTAAAGGACAGTGCGGCTATTCGTCGCGAACCGCCGCACCCGGAAAAATGTATAAAAAATGTTCCTTCAGTCAGGTCTTTGCCTGAAGCATCCAGCGGAAGTCGAGACCGGTGGCCCCGGGACGGGGCTGGTATTTGTAACCGGCATCGAGCATGGCTTGATGCACTTGCTCTTTGGAGATGTTGGCTCCGGGGTCGATGCTCCGAATGGCGTCGAAGACCTCGTCGGTGGAAAACCAATGAGAGGTGTGTCCGGCATCGAAGGCGGGCCTGAACGTGGAGGACAGGGCCGCAATGTAGATGCTGACATCTGTGATGGTTTGTTCTTGCTCTTTTTTCATTGTTCTGTTTTTTTTGTTTAACATCAGGGTTATTCGCCCGCATCCTTTTGGGCATCGGGCAGCAATTCCAACAGGGCCTCCTTGGCGTTATAGGCGGCGAACAGGCTTTCCAGGAGTTCGGAGGAAAAGTCGGCAAGTTCAAGTTGGCGCTTCAGCAGGAAGCCAATCAGTTTATCCAAGGAGTCGACAACTGCCTGGCCGTAGCCGTCCTGCAGGTTGGATAAAGATTCGGAGACTCGATGGTTCAATATCACTCCGTTGATGGAGGTGTCTCTCTTATTCATGATATCCTCCTTTCTTCGCTTTATAAACACACCATGCAGTGGCTGCGAACAGCGGTGGGAAAACAAAGCCCAGACAGGTGGAGAGGATGGCGCCGAAGTACCAGCGGTCGGCGGCGGTGCGAAGTTCGCAGTCGGGGGCAAGGCTGCGGTAGTAGCGGCGTTGCAGGTTGTTTACTCGCTCGGTGAGAGCGTTAACTTTCTCGCTCACGATAATGCGTGAGGATGGTACGGATGGCGTACCGAGAGTTAATTCTTTCATCTTTGTAGGTCATTTTAAAATGAAACAATATGTTGATTAAAGACAGGAAGGGAACAATAAAGGTTCCGCTTTCCCGTTGACCTACACCCTGAATCAGGCAGCGGGCGCATTAACGCTCCACACGGGGGTCGGAACCAGTATCGCAAGTTGAAGGCATAAAAAATGCCCGCAGCAATTATGGCGAGCCTACTCGCCCGATTCAAATGTAGGTCACTGCAAATATGCACATTCTTTTTGAATCTGCAAACTTTTGAAGAATGTTTTTTCACTTGCCCGGTAAGGGCGTTGACATTCTCACTCACGGCGATACGTGAGGATGGTACGGATGGCGTACCGATGATAAGTTCTTTCATATCATTGTTCAGTTTAGCATTTAGGCAGAAAAACGGCTGCCATTTCCCGTGTTGCTAAACTGAACAATGATAGTTGCCGAGGCAAAAATAATGTTTGGGAAAGGCAGCCGCCAATATCATAAGAACCGGGCATAAAAAAAGCCCGCAAAACCTGTGAGCATTATACGATGCACATCGGCAACCAATCCGGGTTGCTCAGTTTAGCACGACAAATATCAGAATAATATTTGTAACGGCAAAAGAATATTGATTATTTTTGTAGAACTAAATAATGTTATCAAAATGGAGAGATTGACAAAGCAACAACTTACAGTGATAGAGCTTTCATTGCTTGAATGGTACTATGAACAGGCCAGCATCAGACACCGGGATATGATACGGGTAGAAGCTTTTATCACCGAAAGGTCTTATACCCTGTTCACTGTATATTTTGCAATCCTGTCGGCGGCACTGGGGTATGTGCTAACCCATCTCAACACACATAATGACATGGCACTCGCAGCGGGATGTCTCGCACTTATCGTCTTTACAAGTGTTTCGATAGGATATATCTGCCGCGTGATGTGGCCGCACGATTTCATGCCACCGGGCAAGGAACCCGACAAATTTGCAATACCCGATTACATCGCTTATTTTAAAGACAACAACATTTCGGAAACCGATCAGAAAAAACAAATCATTGGCGATGAACTTGTAGAACTGCAAAGAAAGACTTCCATACAAGAAAAAAGCAATATTAAAAGAGTCGAACAGACCAAATACTCTATCGTATTCTTACTGTTCGGCTCCTTTGTAGCCGTCATCTCTTTTCTCATAGGCCTTGCCATGAATCAGTAGAATCATCAACAATCATCCCATTGGTAGCAGATGGTGTTTCTTGAGGAATGTCAGGAAGCTCCGCAGGCTCCGACGATTGTTCGGAGTTATATTCTCCGGGGATAAAGCCTCCCGACTCCGAGCTGAAATAATCTTCAAACATATGTCAAATGGCGAACCTCTTATCAGCACGTGCCCAAAGGTTCACATCACCTTAACCCGATTGTCTACGGATTACGTACTGAAAAGAGGTTCATATATGTGATTGATAGGGCATTGCAAAAATGAGGATTCCTTCCGTAACGGCAAAATAAAAAGCGGAGTTTTTCGCTCCGCTAAACTTATATAGTTACCTATAGATATCATCATCCTCAAGTCTCTTCTTTTTGGATGATACTTCTAGGCTTTAAATGCTGTCCGCTGCACGACGTATTCGGTCGGACAATTATACAAAAGCCGTTGCTGCCTTTTTCAATTTATTAGCCACATCATTCAGGGCATCAGCCAGTTGATGCAGTTCACCGGGAGTGAACGTGACCGTTTTGCCATGCACTTCGTTCCCGTTAATGCGCTGATGCAGCCATGAAGCCGACTTTCCAAAATAAGTCTTTGCGAATTCCGATACAGAGATGAACGGCAATGTTTCAGACAAGATTTTGCGCACTTCTATCCGCTGCTTTAGAATCTTTGCTTCCTCAATGTCGTTATGAATTCTGGCAAAGTCTTCCGTGACAGCTTCTTGAAGCTCTGCTTCATCTTCCGGGCGTATGGAGTTAAAGAACGCTTCCATTTCTTGCTCCGCTTTTATCCGATCAGCTCCTTTACTTTTAATACAAGCCTCTTTCAGTCTGAAAAAATCTTCTTTTACTCCCATAGCTTTTATTTTTTAAGTAATACATAATGAATGAAGATAAGGAAGCTGTCCGGCCAGACAGCTTCCTCTTTTCTACCGGAATGCGGAAAGACGTTGAATCTCCAATTTAAGAGATTCTATTTCAGCATCCAGTACCGATTTTCTATATCCCAGCCCGATAAGCCGGTGATAATTTCGGAGGTAGTAGTTGAGATTCTCGATCAACTCATCTACCTGCGCTTTTAGCGCTTCTTCATCAGTCATTCAAAGAGCTCTTTTTGATTGACAATACAAAGATAAAGAAATTATTATCACCTGCAAGATGTTTAGATAAAAATTTTATTATCAACCTGCAAAATAGTATAAATCGCCCATTTGCATAGATGCGAAATGACCTTTCATTCAATATTTAAATATTTATATAACTTTAAATCCTCCAAGAAGTGCTCCGGAGAATCGGCTCTAATCACATGCCCGGTCTGGTCGTGATAACGGTCTAATGCAAGTATCACCCCACATCGAACCAATCGGAGGCCGACGCACTGAACATCAACGTCCAGCCAATGGACTTGAATTCGGGCGAGACGAACGGAATGATCTCGTGGCTGTCCGACATCTTGTCGAGCCACGGCAACTCCTCCGATCGGGAGTCGAGTATGAGACGTTTCCGTAAATCGGCAAGCAGGGACAAGGCTGTGTCCGACGCGATGGCCGTCTCGACGATGTCGGCCGAGTCGGTGAGCTTTATCGCCACGGTGGCCGCCAGCTTCTGGCTGTCGATGATGGAGTTGCGAGCCGTCCGGCCGGAGGAGAACTCGCCGTAGTCGACGAACAGGTAGCTGCCGGTGATGCGGTCTATGCACTGTTTGACGTGGTCGAACGACTGTCCGAACACGAAGTTCTCTATCTCCGGGATGACAGCCTCCGGCAGGTTCCGTACGAAGCCGGACAGTTCCGCATACCGGGGGAAGTCGCTGCCGCCGTTGGCGAACATGGAGAGGACGCCGGCTTTCCGCGGAAACCGGGCGAAATACTTAAGCAGGTCGATGATCATCATAATATGTCGTTTATAATATGTATGGGTAGTCTGGTTTCATTGGCTATATCCATCTTGTCCATCTTGGCGGCGTGCAGGCTGCGTACGGTGTCGATGAGTTTCTTACGGAGGATCGTCAGGAACTGGACGATGTTCATCCGTTCCACCCGCTCCACGTCGCCGTACCCTTCGGAACTCAGGTTGTACAGCGATTCGAGGGCACCGGTAGAAATGGCAGACTCCTTGCTGTTCCCGACCTCGGTAAGCAACCTGAATTCCGTGCGGGTGAACAGATAGTTGATGAAAGCCTGGAAGTTGAAGGCTACGGCCGCCAGTTCGTCCGGGTCGGCGGCCGCGAACTTCCGTGCCAGCTCGTGAGCGCCGGCCGACGAGTACCGGCCGGGATAGTACAGGATGGCCGCCAGCAGCGGAAGCTGCTCTGCCGGGCATCCCGCGAGGGTGCGCGCCTCGATGAGCTGCAGGGCCGTGAGCGAGCAGGTCAGCCGGCCGAAGTCAGTGTCTATCGTGTAGGCGTGATACACTTCGTCGTCATCGATGTGCAGTGCCGGAACCAGTTGCGCGCAAAAGCAGGAATCTATGGCATACCGGTAGTCCAGCCGGCTCAGATAGCGCGACAGGGTGATGCCGTGCAGCCTGTGGGGCGGTATGCGCTTGCAGAGCCTGTACGTCTCGGTGTCCAGGCCCTGAAGGGCGGCATCGTTGTCCGGATAGACGATGGTGAACGGAAAGGTGACCTGCTCGGCAAGCCATGCCAGGTTCTCCCACCCGCCGGATTCCTTTATCTTCTCCGCGTTCCATCCCATTGTCCGGCATATATGGTTGACACGCACCATCGCTACTGACATCTTGCCTTGGGCAAATGCATACAAGTCACGTATAAGAGCTTGGAACAGATAAGGGCTCAGCCCCTCCCAAGCATTGGGGATGCTATATTGCACCCCCCTTACCATAAAGTCTATCGTCAGCATGGCATCAGCATGATTATGTCGTCTGGACGGTTGAAAGATGTGTCGGTATCGACGCTTCCGGAGGCTTCCGTCGTCAGAAGCATGTCCACGCCGGCCAGTTCGCGCTTCACCTCCCCGGCCAGCCTGTCGGCCAGCTCAAGCATGCGGGTTTGTTCTTGAGCGCCATCCCGCGCAGCCTTGGAGTCGTCGAACAGGTTACGGATGGTGACGGGGAAGTCGAGGATATCGAACCGGCGCAGGGCAATGGCAATCGTCTGTTTGGCCAGGCACCGCTCCAGCAGGGATATAACATCCGCTTTTCCCTCGGCGCGCTCGAAGTAAGAGGCCAGCCCGTCGTCCAGGGCCTCCTTCTGCAGAGGGATTGTCCGGAAGAAGAAGAGGTAAGACAGGTCGACGGGATAGAGCAGGTCGAAGTCCTCGGTGCGCTTTATGCGCAGGCCGTCGAGCATCTTCCGGTAGCGTGTCTCCTGCCAGGAGGGCACATCGTCTCCGGCGTCGAGCAGCCGGATGATGCTGTCCATAGCGTTGTAATAGTTCTCGATGTAGGAGCGGCGCATGGCCTCCTGCTCGTGCTTGTAGATGTCCACATCGTCTTTCCGCTTGGCCACCACGTCGAATATCAGCTGCTTGGCCATGGTCAGGTTGGCCATTGCCAAAGACAGAGCCTCGCGCGGCTCACCGCCGGCGGCGATGATGGCCGTGTAGACATCCCGTGTCAGGATGACGACGATCTGTTTCTTGGCCGAGATGGCGGATGAGTTGAGCTGGGCGAAACTGATGTTGCTCTCGGCATACGGAGCGTACTTGCGGAACTCCGCTACGTTCTGGAAAAGTTCTTCTAATATGATCATGATTGTTGCTGATTAAGTCGGTCTTCGGGTGATACATCCTCCTGCCTGGCCGGCACTTCGCGGTAGAAGCCGATACGGAAGCCTTGCCTGTAGAGGTGTGGGAAGTTGACCTGCAGGGCCATGTTGAAAGGCTCGGAGCAGATCTCATCTTCCGAGGTGAGTGACATGATGTATATCAGGTAATTGTAGTAGGCATCGGCTCCCGACTTGGAGATGACCCCGTCCTTGCTCACGCCGGAGATGGAAGCATCGAGCCCCACGCTGGAGAGGAGGACTTCGTCGGCCCGCTTGTCGTAGGCTATCAGGGCTTCCACATACTCCTTGTACTTCAGGTCCACGGTCTCTATCTTCCACCGTTCCTCCTCGTTCTGCCCGTTCTTGAAGCTGATGGTGGCATAGGCCTTGCCCTGGTTGTCCGCACCGGACAGGTAGCCGGATATCTTGCGCAGCTCCGACTGCAGATAACGTATCAGCAGCGATTCCTTGAATTCCGTGCCTATCTCGATATCGTTGTAGAGCAGCAACTCATCCCCCTCCTTCTTGCGCCGCTTGTTCTCATCGCACAGCTTGGTTATCTGGGTGCGTTTCGCCTCCAGCCAGGCGTTGGGGATGACGATGTGTATCTTGGCGGCCAGCGAATTGCGCAGGAAGGAGTTGATGTAGTCCGCCGTCTCGTTAGAGCCTTTGATGTACGAGCGTGTCCCGGCGTGGGTCTCGTTCACGCCGTAGAATTCATCCACAGATTTCTCGCGGTGGTGCGACACGGCGGCGAACCGGTAACTGTCCACCTCCGAGAGCGAGAACTTGGGATAGATGCCGAACGAGGAGGTGCCATACCCCCACCTTCCTACGGCGATATGCCGGAAGTCTTTATAATAGACCACGTCCGTAGCCACATCTTTTTTCGTGGTGGCCAGCCGGCACAGGTTGTTCTCCATGGCCTCCAGCCCGGCCACGGGCAGCGCGCCACAGCCTTTGCCCCGGGTGAAGCGCCACTTCACGAAGAAGTCCCTGAAGTAATAGTAGTTCTTGATGATGGCCTTGGCCACTTCCCGGTAACCCGCCTCCAGGCCGCGCTCCTGCCAGCTATCCAGCCAGTCCGTGACCTCCGGGCAATCCACCCACTCCTTCTTCAGTTTCCCGTCGGCAATGGCAGTCTTGTAAACAGCCGGCCCATGCCCGTACAGCATGTTCACCTGCTTGGTGATGAGACGCGGCAGCAGGCGGTTCTTCTTGATGTCGGAAGCTATCTCCTCGCACTTCCGGTTATTATACCCGCGGCTGCACACCTGGAAGCCCCGGATGCTCTGCCACTGCACGTCCTGACTGTCGGCGCCGAAGAACTCGTGGAACAACGGGTCGGTCGCAAGCAGCGAAGCCCGCGGGCCGTCGCCCACCTGAAAGGATATCACATTGTCGTCGTCAAGGTAGCAACCGAAGTTGCCCAGCATCTGAATATTACTCATAGCCAATCTATTTTATGAAGTTTGTAACCGTCCTGCGGAAATCCCATGTAGCGGATGAGTATGCGGTAGCACATCTTCGGCTCGCCGTATTCGTCCGTGAACAGGAAGAAGTTGTCGCTGTCTATACTGAACCTCTCTTCCGGAAGCTGCGTGCGCCACCGGCACCCCTCTTTTACCTTCAGCACGGTGGAAGCCTCCCCCTTGAGCCTCGAGCAGGGGAAGAAGGCTATGCTGAAGCAGCCGTCGGGGAGCTTGGACAGCTCCCTGGCCCATTGCATGGCCCGAAGGCCTGTCATCGTCGTTTCCATGCCCGAAGATAGTCCGTTTCCGCCGCCGGAGAAAGGACGGAGCCCGGCGCCCCGTCATATTTCCGCCGTCGGGGAAGACGTGCCGCGCAAACCGGAAAGTCAGCGGTGCGGGGAGACAATCGTGGCATGAAATTTCCCCGGTTTTCAGTCCAAACAGCGAAAGTGCTGTCAATCAACGAACTAAATATTATTTTCATGTCAAAAGGCATCATTATTGCCCCTTTCGGCTCTATTTTTCGGGGAAGAAAGAGCCGTTATACGGTCAGATTGTCGGGCAGATTGTCCGGCATGGACGATAATTCACTAAGCACTTTGTTTCCATACCTGCCGAACAGCAGATAAATCAGGGCGCTGGGAAGCTGCGTCGTCAGTCCCGCCTGGTGCTTCAGGGCTACCTTCCGCTCCGACGATTTGTCAAGCTCGATGCGCCCTTCCGTCCGCTTCAGCGGCGACAGCATGATGGCGCTGCACAGGTTCTTGCACTCGTTCTCGTCTATCAGCACTTCGGGCAAGGCGTTGCTCCTGCCGCCGAAGATGAGCAGCAGCAGCTTGAACTGCTGCCAGTGGTAGATGGTGGCCTGCCCCTCGTTCATCAGCTCCACCTCGAAGCCGTAGCTCTCCAGCTCGCGCTTCAGCGCCCGGCTGTCGGTGGTTATCTGTTCCAGCTCCTCGCGGCGCTTGTTGCCGGCACGGTCGGGATAGAGGATGACGCGCTTGTTCCCCGCGTCGGCGCCGAAGAACTCGTGGAACTGCCGGGCAAGTTCCGGCTGTTCGTCGGGATAGCAGCAGTAGAACTCCTTCAATATCCGCAGACGCCGCCCGTAGTCTTTTTCCTGCCCCACCACCAGCGACGAGAAGTGTCCCGGGTCGTAGCCCACCAGCAGTTCGCCGCGACGGTCGTAGTGCTTGAGGTAGCGGGCCGTCAGGATGAAGTGCTCGCGCAGGTCGAGGCGGAGTATCGACTCGTAGATGTAGCTGTCCGCGAACTGGTGCTTCTCCTTGTTGTAGTGGGCGAAGAACTTGTTGACCGCCTCTTTGTGCCGGATGGCGCAGATGGAGGTGAGGAACTCGTCCATGTCCAGCGTGTCGAGCTGCGTCTTGAAGAACTTAGGGCCAAGGATGTCCTTGTTGCAGAAAGAGCTGGCACGGATGTAGAGCGTGGCGTTGCGGCGCATGTCGGCCAGGCGCGGCTGCCACAAGGCGATGATGCGCTCTTGCTTGATGATGTCGAGCCGGATGCGTTCCAGCGTGACGGGGTTAGTGGTCTCGCGCTGCGAGTTCATCAGCCGATATTTCCGATAGATGGCCTCGTTCACGTGCAATGCCACGGTGGAGACTTCCTCCATGAGCCGCCTGTCCATATTCTTCTCGTACTCCTCGAACCAGTCGTCCTCGCCGAGGTCTACGCGGGCGGTGTCGGACACGCCGGTGACGCCTTGGTAGTAGGGCGAGCGACGTATCTCGGCACTTGCCCCGCGGAGTGACGGGAACAGGCGCGTCTTCAGCTTCTCGCCTTTATTATGCTTCATCTCCTCGATGACGGCATGCACGGCCGAACGTCCGGCCACCGACTCCGGCTGGTCGGAACTCACCAGCTGTATGTGATGCCCGTTGCGGAACACCACGCTGTGCCTGGGGTAAGCTATGGGATAGCGCGGCCGCCGGAAGTGAGAGGGCAGCTTCGCCTCGCCCACCACATAATCGATGCCGTATTCGAGCATGGGGCGCACCCTGCCGCCTACGGTAACTTCCTTGGAGAAATAGGCTTGCAGGTTGGGCCACACGTTCATCATCAGGGCCACGTAGGTCTTGTGCACGAGGAAGGAGAGTTCGCCCGGCATGTCGCCCGCCACACGGATGATACGCGGGCCGGTGATGCCTTCCGTCTTACCGCCGGCACGGGCCACTTCGGCAAAGATGTTGTTGGCGTCTATCACGTTGGCCAAGATTTGCATCTCGTTCATGTAGTAGCGTTCAAAGTCGGCCACTGTGTCCCGCTCCCTTTCAGCAAGCGGGAATGTCGTATCTCTTCTCATGTCACTCTTCGTTAAGTTCTTCGTACTCGGCCTCCTGAATGTCAGCATCGCGCAGAAGGCGCTTCTTCTCCGCCTTTTCGATAGGCAGGTTCTCAATCAGGTTCAGATAGAAGCCTTGATTATGTTTGGCGGCTATCTCCTTGAGGGATGCCTTGGTATAGCCCAAGTCTTCCGGCGTGAGGTTCGGCGAAATAAGGAACACGATGCCGAGGTCGCGGTCGGCTTCGGCAATCTCGGAGGCCCGGCGCCGGCATTCCAGCGCGGCGGCGTAACATTTTCCCTGTGTTTTGTAATCGCCGGCTGCCGCACAAAGTTTAGCCAAGTCCTCATATTTGTCGGCGTAGTTGGACTCCCACACCTTGATAGATACGTTGTTGTCGATGTTGAAGTAGTTGATGGCAGCGTATATGCGCGCCTTGCAAGTCCGTTCGTCCAGACTGAGCCGCTGCATGGCGTTGATGCGCTGGCGCAGCTGCTTGGCTGCACGTGTCAGGTTTCGCTCGTACTCATAGATTTCGGCCGCCCATTGCAGCTGCTTGAGGAACAGCTGCACATCGGCGGGGATGCCGTCGCTCTTTCCGGAGGTGAGGAAAGCGGATATCAGGTCGGGGTGTATCTTGTCAAGGGCGTCGAGCTGTGTCATATTCCGAAGAGTTCTTTTCGCAGTTTTTCAAGTTTGGCCTCCCGGGCGGTTTCTTTCAGCAGGACGATGGCGTCGAGGTCTCCGCCGGAGGCTTTGTCGAGGAGCTGCTTCATGATGGCTTGCGCCGTTTCCTCCGCGGTGAGCGGGGCGGCTTCCGCCTTTTTTTCGCTGTCGGGTGCGGTTTTCTCTTTCATGAGCTGCATGTCTTTTTTTATCTACGGCAAATATAGCCCATTGTGCGGCCGCCACAAAAGACAGGCCGGCACTCCCCGTCGCGGGCAAGGGTGCCGGCCTGTTCACTCATTCATCGGATGCCTGTTCCTTTTTATTCATGTCCGCCGCCTTCCTTGTTAACGTCGAGGGCGTGTTGCAGGCACGAGATGATCTCCTTGAGGCAAAAGGAAAGCGGAGTTTTTCGCTCCGCTTCCGTTCACCCGGCAAAAGAAAAGGCTTTCCGCAAGAGGAAAGCCCCGCTTCACATCAAAAAGATGCCGTCAAACAAATAATTCGATCGTGAAGCTATAATACCGACAACTCGGATAGTTCGTCGGCAAAGCCGTGCAAAGCTTTTTCTATCCGTTCCTTTTGCTGCGCGCGCGGCTTGGAACGACCGTGCATATAGGCCCACAACTGCTTTTGATGAATTCCCGTTAAACGCTCCAAGCCTGAGAGAGACAGCGTATTTCCATAATAATACAACAAGCTCTGTACATCATAACGCCATACCAGCACATAATCTTTCTTTATTTGTTCAGGCCACTGTTCTTCAGGCAGATTTTTCTTTATCAACGAGATAGCCGTTTCCACGTCTTTCTTGCATTCTTCCACTGTATCGCCGGCTGCATAGATGCCTTCACAGTTTTCCGAATAAGCCGCGAAGCTATCCGAACTTGCACAGATGTTCATAATAATTCTTTCCATGATTCAAAGATGCTTATAGGATTAATATTATTTCTGTTTTAAAGGAGTGGATGGGGTCAAACCCCCATCGCCTTCGCTATTTTCTTTCTTAACGGTTCCGGCATCTCTTTCGCCCCGTGATAGGGCACCGGTTCCGACAGCCTGTCGCCCTTGACGTAAAAGTAGTGACTGCCCTCCGCATGGTGAAACTTCCAGCCGGCAGAAATGATTTTTCGATGGAATTCTTTGTACTTCATTTTCACTTATTATTTGTTTGACCCTGCAAAGATAGAAATTTTTCTATCAATAACAAGGAATAATGGAAATATTTCTATTAATAAATGTCCGTAACGGCAAAATAAAAAGCGGAGTTTTTCGCTCCGCTTCCGTTCCGGTTTTATTCTCCCGGTTCGCCCAGATACCTGATGATGGCCTCGTGCTGCATGGGGGTCAGGGCCCGCTGGCGGGGCTTGAAGTGCAGGGCCTTGAGCTCGGCCTTCAGTTCGGGGTTCAACTCTATCCAGCGGTGCAGCTGGGTGCAGGCGCTGCGAGGGGTGCTCTTGGGGAAGTAGGATTGAGCGAGGTCGCTCATGTAGATTGCTTTCATGTTTTTCTCGTTTTGTTTTCCGTATCGCTAAATTAAAATAAACTGCCTATAGGCAATAGGACATCCGCCTATAGGCAGTGGCGGGATTACCTATAGGCGGTGTCGTGACAGCCTATAGGCGGCGCCGTTATCCCAACGGGTTTTCGCCCTGGTTTTCGCCGCCTCCCGGCTTCGGGCTTTCCGCTGCGGCGTCCTCTTTTCCGGGCTTCGGGCCTTTGCCTTTCTTGGGCACCTGCCTGAAGGTCAGGGCGCCGTCGGCCGCACGGGTGGCAGCCTTGAAGGGCTTGCCGGGGCGGAACTGTATGGCGGCCCCGGTGATGTGGGCCGGCGTGAACTTCTTTTCGGTCTCGGCGCCTTTGGAGCGAAGCTGAAGCTGGAAGCTGCCGAAGTTCTCCAGCCTGACAATCTTGCCGGCCGCCAGGTGCTTGTTGACCTGCTTGACGAGGGCGCGGATGGTGTTCAGCACGTCGCCGTCGGTCAGGGAGGTGGAGTAGGCAATCTCCTCGGCCATTTCGTCCATGGTCACTTCGCCGTCGGCTTGCGCCTTGGCATAAAAAAGTTTCGGTGCGCCCGCTTTGCCGGGCTTGCTGCTCATGCGGGCAAGGGAATAATTTACACTCATCTTTTTCCAATGTTTTAATGGTTACTGCTTTTGTCGTTTCGCGAATTGACAAAGCTAAGATAGCTGGTTGTGGAGAAGACGACGTGGATTAGGGCGCATTATCCGGGGTTTGGGGCGCCTTATGCGGATTCATGGGTGATTCGTCGAGCAGAATTGCTTTGAACAGCGCCTCACGCTCGCGATGGCGGCGTAGGTTCTCTTTGTCCTGCGCGCGCCGCGTCTGCCGGTCGGCCCGCTTCAGGTAGGATTCGTACCGGCGGATGTTGTCCGCCACATTCTTGTGTTGGCGCAGGAACTCCTGCGGGTCGGTCTTCATCAGCTTCGCCAGTTGCGCTCTCTCCGACCGGTGGGCGATGAGCGGGTGAATGTAGAGGAACTTCCCGGTGTCGTTGAACGATTGCAGCTCGTCGAACGCTTGCAGATTGCGGATGCGCAGCTCCACCATGTCCATGATGTCGCGTTCAGCCGGTTTCTTGTCCAATCGCTCGTCGAGCTGCTTCATTTGTTTCCAGGTGACCACACGGTCGTTGTAGATGAGTGTGGCCATTTGCACTTGCGGGTCGAAGAGATTGTCCCAGTCTATTTGCGGGTACTCTTCTTGCTTTTGGATTTTGCGGGAGCCTTGGCCGGAGCTTTTTTTTCTCCTCTTCCAATGCCTGTTCGGCTTCCTCGGCACGTTGCTCAGCAACCTCTTTGGCTGCCTCGGCTTCCTCGGCACGGATTTCCGCTTCTTCTCTGGCATCTTCAGCTTCCTCGGCACGGGCTTTCAGTTCCTCTTTGGTTTCCGATGCATGGGATGCGCAAGCCATCGGGCTGCGGCGGTTGTCGCGGATCTCCTCGCGGCTCACGCAATCGAGCAGCGCATAGAGGATGTCGTCGGCATATCGGCCGGGGTTGCGCTTGAAGGTTTCCAGCCGCGGCTCCGCGGGGTTCGCCTTCTGGAGCAGCCGAAGGTCGTGTCCGGCGACGGCAGGATTGCGGAGTGCGGCGAAGTGATGTTTTTTCTCTTTGAAACTATACATTATAATAGTGTGTTAGGATTGCAAGCCGGTGCCTCCGGAAGACGCCGGCTTGCAGTCAGGTTATGAATCAGGCTGTCTGAATCCGGCTGCCGGCAACCTCTACGAGTGTGGAAGCGTCCAGCACCTGAAGCGTGATGGAAGAACCGGCGCGGGCCGTCCAGGTGGCGCCGTCCTCGAGGACGAACGCGGAGCCGTCGGCCACGGTGGCCGCCTTGTCGGTTCCGCTGCCTTCGAGCGTGATGTAGCGGCCCTTGTCGTTGGCCGTCAGGCCGGCAAGCGCGTTGATGGCATAGGTGGCGCTTGCGCCGTTGGGAATCTCATAGCGGCTGTTCTGCGGCGAGACGGTCAGGGTGGTGGCGCCGGCCGCATGCTTGGCGGCGGGAACCCGGACGATGTCGCCCGAGTACTTGCAGTACTGGTCGATGGAGGTGCGCTTGAAGGTGAAGGTGACGTAGCGTCCGTCCTTGTCGTTCTTGGCCTCGAAAGAGGAGAGTATCATGGGGCGGTCGTAGCTGCCTATAACGTACCATTGCTTATCGCCCACCTCCTTGAAGATGACGATGAACTTGCCGCCGGCATGCTCTTCGATGAAGTTGAGCAGCTGGTCGCGCATGCCGCCCATGACGATGACAAAGTTGTTCTCGCCGCTGGTCGTGATGTCGCCCTTCTCGCCGGTGGCGGTGTAGGTGGGCACGTCGTGGGCGTCGAAGTATTTCATGTACTGCCCGGGCTTCAGGGGAATGGTACCTACTTCACGGCTGGCGTTGGGCAACGGGAAGTCGACTGCCGGGTTTATCTGCGACAGCTCTACCAGATAGACCTTATAGGCGATGTTGGAACCGTGCGTCTTGCGGTCGGACACGTCCTCCACATCGCCTATCAGCATCATCGACGCCATTGTGGTGCCTCCGAATCCGGAGAGGCAGAATACGGAAGACTCAGGGTCGAGCAACGCACCGATGACGAACACCAGGGCGAACAGCGTCATCAACGAGAGAAAAAAGCGGACTTGCATCTTGCGAGCCGCCCGGTTTCCTTTACGGAAAGGATCTGAGATTTTTTTTGCTTTCATTTTTTTTCTGAATTAAAATTGGAGTTAAAGAAAGGGGCGGGCTACCCACCCGCCCCGTGTCACCTGAAAAACAATCCTGTTACCTGTGTGAAGAACTATCTCACGCCGGGAATGTTGGGCTGCAAGTCTTTGTTCACCTTGCGGACGCCGCCCTGCTGACGTTCCAGCTCGAGGAAGTTGCCCGCGCCGTTCAGGATGAGCATGATGTAGTCTCCCACCCGGGTCGGCGTATAAGCGGCGGTGATTGCGGCGAACTTTCCGCTTTTTGCAATCGTAGTGGCATTATCCGTGCTTCCGCACTCGATGATGTAAGCCACTCCCGCCTTGGCGTTGGTGATGTCGGTAATGGCCTTTGCGCCCGTGTTGGCAACCGTCATCTGCCAGAAACCTTTGGACGCGTCTACCGTGGCGGCATCGGCCTCCATCTTGACAACCGGCTTGTTCATGAAGATCTGCTGGAACTCGAAGTTGTTGGCTTTCAGTTTCTCAGGGCTGTCGAAGCGACGTCCCGTAAAGGAAGCTGCCGTGCCCTCCTTCCAGGTAGACCACGCCTTTAGAAGCTCCATGTCTTCTTTCACCTTGATGGAGAGCATTTCGCCGGGAACGTACTCGAGGAACTGCAAGTTGCCGGGAACGTCCATGAACATCAGCGGCAGCTGGCCGAGATAAGGCAGCCACACGATGCGCATGCCGGTGTCGGGAACCACGTTCTTGTAGCTGTCGGGCCCGGTGAAGTCGATGTCCTTGCCGTACTTGGCGCGTACGTTCTTGATCCACCACGGCTGGTGCGTCTTGTTCAGGTAGAGGACGTGGCGGTCAAGATCCATGTCCTCGGAGCAGGAGGCGGTGACATCGGCCACGAACTCCTGAACGGAGTCGAGCATGTTGGCCGACGTGTAGCCGCGATAGCTCTCATCGTCGTGCGCCAGGATCTTGTACTCGTGCATGTAGCGCACCAGCGTGTAGAGGATGCCGGTGGAAGCGTTCAGGAAAGAACCGGCGACGCCGGCTTCGGGCTTCACATAGATTCCGCGCATGCGGCGTTTGTTCTGTTCCACCTGGGCGGTCTCCAGCGAGTTGAGAATGCAGAACTCGATCATGTTCCACTTGACGGGGTCGGAGCCTTCCTTGTTCAGGTAGGCGATGTACATGCGTTCCAGTTCTTTCATGGGGCCGAACTTGAGCTTGATCATCGCGTCGTCCACGTGTCCCATCTCGTTCTCGAGCTTCATGTCGCCCTTCCAGATCTCGCCGGTCTGGTAGGCCTGTGAAACCTCCGAGAAGAAGGCGTTGAACACGAGGTCGTGATCCTGAATGCCGTAGCGGACGGGGAAGTACTGCGTAAGGTCGCGAACCTTAAGCACACGCGCTATCAAGGCATCCTGACGAAGAACAACGTACTGGTTGCCCACGCCGGCGGTGTTCACGCCCTCGTAGTTCGTGGCGAACTCTCCGGCGGCCAGACGCTTGTGGTCGAGCATGCCGTTGGCGTGCAGGTAAGCGTAGCGGTTCTGAAGGGAGCGTGAGAACGCCACCGCCTGCTTACGGAACGCGGCCCCCTCGAGTTCTTCGTCCCAGGCTCCGAACGAAGCGGAAGCGGAGGGGTTGAGGGTGATGCGGTTCCAGCGGTCGCGCATGGAGAACATGGGATGCTCGATGCCGAAAAGATACTGCGAGCGGTCGGCCGGGCCGGTGAACATGACGCCGGCCCCGACAACGGTCTGCGCCGGCCGGTCTTCGGCAGCCTGGTTGCTCAGGCGACTGACCAGAGCCTGTACGGAACCGGCAAGCTGCACCAGGGCGGCACCGTCGGCCGGCTGTTCGGCGGCCTGTTGTCCGGAGGTCTGTTGTGCCGCCGGGTCACCGCCTTCTTCGCCGGCGGCCGGAGAGGAAGCGCTGACAATGCTACCCAGGATTGACTGTATCCGGTCAATCTGTTCCTGTGTCATGGTTGGCGGTTCCTGTCCGCCGGATTGCTCGGCCGCCATGTCGTCCTGCAAGGCGGACCGGTATTCCGTCTGATAGGAGTTGACGATCTGCCCCCACTCTTCATGGGTAAGCTGATTGGCTTTCGCTTTGTCCCACAGATTCAGCTTCTGCAGGACAGTTTGAAGTTTTTCTCTGAAATTCATGATAAACAAAATGTTAAGTTATAAATAGTTGAGAGCGCCTTGTTTTATTTTCTCCATCTCCGAATAGTTGCGACCGAGCTCGACGGCTTTCGCCACGGCCTCGGTGAAAGTCATGGACCCGTCGATGAGTCCCTTTTCAATGGCGTGCCGCGTATCGAACGTCTCACCTCGGAATACCGGGTCGTCCTCATCCAGACTGCTCATTCCGGGTCTGGAAGCAAGCACGGCTGCCAGGAATTTCTCATTGATGGGATCCAGCTCTTCCTTGATGTATTGCTCCGGCTTGCCGTTCTGAAGGTCTTCCCACTTCTTGTTCTTAAGGTCGGCTTTCGTGGCACGAGCCATGATGCGCTTAATACCCATCTTTTCGAACCAGCCATCGTAGTTGTAAGTCTCGATCATCGTTCCGATACAACCAATCGTGTCGTGAGCCGTAAGGGAAGCGATGTAGGCAGAGTGGCAGGTGATGTAGTAGCAGGCCGAGCAATCTGACTTCTCCACAAGGGTGATGATGGGCTTGTTGCAGGCACACATGGTCTCCGTCAGCCGGTCGATGTACCACGCCTCTTCTCCGGGGGAGTTCGCATGAAGGAAGTGGCAAGTGACGGCCGGATTGGCTTCAGCCGCAAGAAGGTCGAGCTCGAACTGTTTGGAAGAGAAGTACCAACGGCTGTCGGCGGTAATAAATCCCCAGATGCGATGGTAAGCGATACTGCCTTCGGGAAGTTCCTGCGAGGCATAGTCATCTGTAAGGGTTACACCCTGGAGTTCCGAACGGGCCACTTCCTGCTGAAGAAGCGAAAGAGCCTTTGTCGATAGATCCTTATAAGTAGGAGGATTCTTATCGAAAAAGAAAGAGGTAGGCTTCTCCATGGCAAAGGCTTCCATCACGGCGGCGGACAAACCTTCCGCTGTGATGAGAAGTCTTTTTAAGTCGGATGTAAGAAGCTGGCGAAGAAAGATTCTGTTCATTGCATGTCTTTTCAGCGAAGATAGGCAGCATACAGAATGTAGTGAAGGACGTTATAATAAAGGAGATTGAAGCATTTTACATTCTATCCTCAACGTAGCCGTGTTCAGGTGGGGCGATACAGATACAATGGCGGGTATCCGCTTATCGCCGACACGGAACACCCGGCGCTTCGTGTCGGCGAACTCGACAACCGCAAGCCGTCCGGCTATGAACTCCCTTGTCACTTCCGAAGGGGGAAGGCTGATGACTATATCTTTGTCGCAGTTGAAGCAACACCCGGCTTCGGAAATTTCGGCCAAAGGGGAGAACTCAAACTCTTCGGCCGTGAAGTGATACACCTCCTGACGCATTTTCGTAACAGGATGAACCTTGATTTGAATGGAAAGCTCTTTCAT